CGGGCGGAGCTGTAGTTGGTCTGTGTCAGATCGCCGGTCAGGGCCTCGAAAGTCAGCCCTACCCCCGTCGCAATCTCGCGATCCTGCGCCCGCAGAAACTCCACCGCTTGCGTGAGACCTTGCCCCGGATTGGAAAAGGTCACGTCTGCGCCTTGGGGCAGAATGCGCATGGCGCCCGGTTCAAGCGCAACGTTCAGCGTATCGCCGTCTGTCGTTCCGTCGAATCCGCCAAGGCTGCCGTCGAGGTCGCGGACATATCCGGTCATCAGGCTGGCGGTTTTCATCAGCATCAGAAGGGCGTCGGACGCTTCGTCGCGGTCCCGCAGTTTCAGCAGGACAGGCGCCAGCCACGACAGGCCGCGCACCTGCCCCGGAAAGAGCCGGTCAAAGACGTGCAGCACATCGCGCGCGGGAACGCGCACGGCGGGGCCATAGGTGACAAACGGGGTTCCGGGGGCTTCGGGCAGGATATGGTAAGCGGTCACCTCGTCCTGCGCGTCAAATTCGACCCCCGCCACGATGCGGGCGCCGCCGCCAAGATCGCGGTGAATGCTCGGGTCAACCTGTTCCGCAGGCACCGGCTTGACCCGGATTTCGCCATCGTCGGTGATGTGGATCCGGAGAAAGGCCTCCCCGTCGCGGACAAGGCAGCGCGCGGCCAGCGTCAGGACCGGCTGTGTCAGGGCCTCGAAAGCCTCATTCAAGGCGCGGGCGGTGGACTTGTCCGGGTGCAGGGACCGCACCTGCCAGCCTTTGCCGACCATTGCAGAAACCCAGCTTTCCACGATCCGCTGCCCGTGCGGGTTATTGAGATACTGCGCCCCCGCGCGCGCCTGTGCCGCGCCTCTGGCGGCAAGGGTCGAGGTCTGGGGCGCCGTCAGCAGGGCCGCGCCTTCCCAACGGCGCCCGCCAGACCCCGCCTCAATGCCGGAGCGGCGAAACAGCTTGGCGAGGGTGGCAAACATGGTCAGGTGGCGCTCCGCGTCGAAAAAGCGATGTCGCGCAGATAGCCGCCGTGGATGGTTTCTTCCGAAGTCCGCCGGTAGGAAACGCGGGTGCCCGACAGGCCAAACAGCAGATGCTGGTTGCCGTCGCGGTCGGGAAAGCTGATGGTCGCATCTTCGTCGGTCAGGTTGAGCTTGAGAGAAATTTCTTCCTCGAAGCGGCCTGCGGCGATGTCCTCGCAAAGCGTTTCCAAGGTCTCAATCAGCGTTTTCCCTTTGAATTTTGCCAGAAGTGCGCCGCGTCCGCTCACACAGGGCAACCCGCCCCACATGACGGCAGTATCCGCTGCCCGCATCACCGACCGGCCACCTTGCCCAGCAACCGCCAGCATGAAGGTCAATTCTTCGCGCAGGCTTGGATCGGGGATCGCGCGTCCGGAACCGACGCGGCGAAGGCCGTGGATGGCCAGAACGCGGTCGATTTGAGCCAATGTCTTTCTCTCTTCTTTGAGAAGCTTCGCTTTTTCAGCAAGATAGTTGATCGCGCGCATATCTATGTCTCCAAGATTTTGTGTAAGTGTTACTCTCACAAGCGTTAGCGTGTCAACTTGTGTGAGTTAAGCTTACGCAAATTCTGGAATGCTTTGAGGGTTGGGCCCCGCCGCATCCAGCGGCGGAGCGCCAATGTCAGCTAGGCGGATGCGATTAGCGACCCTATCTCTGTCCAAAGCGCGGAACCGGGCTCGGGCAGGGCTGCATCACCCCAATGGCTGTAAGCGGCGATCTTTGCCGCGATGTCTGCGGCGGACTGCGAAGGCAGGGCAAGCATCTGATCTTCCAGTTCAAACAGGCGATCTGCCAGCCGGTCACAATCATCATCGGACGCTCCGCACAATTCGGCGCGGGCAACTTCCCAGCGGCGATACAGGCGAATAATCGGGGTTGGTGTGTGTGTCCTTGAGGCATGCGCCAGAGCAAGGACACCGCCACTGGCGGTGAGCCCTTTAAGAAGGGTGCGGCGGGACGTATATTGGCGTTCAGCCATGGTCGATCTCCTATCTAGATCGGTTTCAGGTCAGGGCCGTCCGGTGTGCCAGCACCGTGCGGCCCGTTTTAATTCAGGCACTTTGAGCCTGTTCCGTCCGAACCATGCGCTCGCGGACGGCCCGGATAACTTCAGAGTTTTGGCTGCTGCCGTTGGCCTCTGCCTGCTCTTCGATCCAACGCTTCAGATCGATTGGAAGGCGTAGCGGTAAGGCTTTGCGTTCGGTCATGCTGTCGCCTTCGTGTCGAGTTGATATCACTAGCATGTCGAGTCGATACCATTGCGTCAACTGAAAAGTAGCGTCTAATCGACAGTATGGCTTCCACATCTTTCCCGAGCGATCTGAAAGACAAGTTCATGCTCCGCCTTTCGGACGGTATGCGTGATCGTGTTAAGGAACTGGCGGCAAGTAACCATCGCAGCATGAACGCCGAGATCTTGGCCGCGCTCGAAACGTGGTTGAACGAGTCACGGGTCGCGCTGGACAAAGGCGACTTTCGCCAGTTGCTGCGGCAAGATGCGGGAGGGGATGATGCCAAGTATGGCCAAGACTTCCCGGAAGTCTCAATCCGCTACAAGGGACAGGTCATTGATTATGTGCCGCACCCGAAGCACCTCGCGCAGTCTGGTGACTGAACATAGGACACTTATTTCCTGCTAGTTTCAGTCGCAGGGGCATTGTGTGATCTTTGGTATAATGATCCAGATTGTCCCATTGCGTCTGCGTTAGACGTGCTTCCAGAAAGGAATTTATGATGATTAAACTTCGCTTATTTTCCAAAGGTGGAAATCCGAAAGACGATGTCATTGAAGACATTGAATTTCCGGAAGTTCCGAGCGTCGGTGATACCATCTGCCTTGAGTATGGCGCAGGGCATGAACCGGTTTACAGGGTGTTGTCCCGCAGGTTCTTCGTCCTCTGCACAGAGGCAGAAACAAAGGGGAAGTTCGATAGGGTTGGCATCGAGGTCGAGGAGATTCCTGCCTCAGCAGGAAAGTACACCAAGCTGACCTTCTGATGATGCGCCGCGCCTGTCAGCAAGCAGGCCGCGCACTCTCGGGGTTTACCCACTCTCCGAGTAACGGGAACGCTTCATCTTATCAACAAAGCCGGGCGCGTCCTGCCTGTCTCAGCGTCTCATCCAGCTTGATTGCAGCACCGGGCCGGGCCGTTTCGTCTTGGGCTGCGTCAGGCTCAGTTCTTCGCGCCGCGTGTCGGGGTTGATCGTGACCAGCTGGCGCGCAGCGACGGCATAGACGGCGCAATCCAGCGCCTCGGCGCGTTTGCCGGGGATGCGTTCGAAGCTGCGCACCGGCTGGCCTCTGGAATACCGAACCACGGCGCGTTCCGAGGCGAGCTGTTCATACCAGACGGCAGGCAGGGCTTCGGAAAAGCGCACATGTCCGGCGCGGGGCAGTCGGGCGAACAGCTGCGCCTTCACGGTATCGACCCCCACAATCCAGAGCCGGGCGCCGGTCTTGGTCTTGGAGCCTGCGCGTTCGATCACCGGGCGGTTGCCATGGGCGCCCTTGATCGCGGCGATCCTGCGCGCGGTGCGGCCACGGCAGAAGCTGGTAACGGTGTGCATGGTGGTGCCGTCGCCCGCGTCTATGGCGGCGGCGTCAATGCCGATCCTGCCGCCCAGCTGGTGCGCGAAGCGTTCGCTTAGGAGGGCGTCCAGATCGTGCCACGTCTCGTCCGCCTCGAAGCTGCCCCAGATCACGCGATGCGCGAGGATCAGCATGGCGCCCGATTCGGTCCAGCCGGTATAGGTCAGTTCTAGCCGGTCATGCTGCACATCGCAGCCCACGGTCAGGGCCAGCACCTCGGCGGGCACCGGATCCAGCCCGAAGGGTTCGGCGCGCGCGGCCAAGCTGGTTTCGTCCAGTTCGTCGCCGTCGCTGCGCCAGCCTTGCGCGAGGATCGTGTTGACGAAGGTCTGCAGCGTGGTCGGATCGTCTTTCGAGGCGGCAAATTCCACCGCGAGTTTCCCCCACGCGGCATTTGAGTGAAGGCTAATCAGAGCATTCATGCGAAAGCCCGCGTGTCCCTGCACCTCGGGCCGGGTGGCGCGCCAGTGGCCTGCCGCGATCATGGCGGGCTTATGCCGTTCCTCGATCTGTGCGGCGCAATGGGGGCAGCGCCAGAAGGCAGACTCGGGCGCGCCCTCGGGCCAGCTGATCTGGTCCCATGTGATTTCTGAGAAGGCGCCGCAGTCGGGGCAGGGCACCTCATAAACCCGCTGGTCGGACTGCGCATAGGCGCGCAGGACGTGGCTCGTTTCTTCATGCACCGGGGTCGATCCCAGAACGATCTTGCGATCCGGGAAAGACAGGGTGCGACGTTCGGCCAGCAGCAGGGGCGAGCCTTCGGCGGTGGGGGCCATGCCGTCCACCTCGTCCATCAGCAGAAACCGGACGTTGTGCCGGCGCAGGTTCCGCGGCGCCTTCGCGGCAACCACCTTGAGCGATCCGCCGGGGAAGCGGCGCGACAGCAGCGTGTTGCGCCCGGCTTCGTCCAGATCGCCGCTCAGCGCCTCGGCCACAGCCGGGGAAGCGGCAAAGATCGGTTCAATGTCGGACACCACATAGTCGCGGCAATCGCTCTCAGCGGGCAGCAGGCAGAGAATGGGGGCGGGGTCATTGGCGACGAAGCTTGCAACGGCAGAGCTGAGAAGCGTGGTAAACCCGACGCGCACCGGCTTCACAAGCGTGACCCGCTCGATCAGCGGATCCCCGATTGCGTCTGCGATCTCACGCTGAAAGGGCCAGAGGCGCACCGGGCCGGGCTGTGCGGTCACGCCTTCGGGCAGGTGCACCTCCTGTTCGATCCAGTCGGACAGGCGCAGGCGCGGCGGTGGCAGAAGCGCGCGCAGGGCCTCGGCCCGAACCTCACTCAGCCTTGTCATGGGCCAGTTCCTCCAGAGCGGTGCGAATTTCGCGGTCGAGTGCTGCCACATCGGCGGGCGTGAGTTGGGGCAGGGCGCTGCGAACACGCGAGGGAACGGCGAGGATGCGGGCGCGGACCTTGCGCAGCACCTCGGCCCATGTGCGCGTCACCTCGTCAGCCTTCACCAGTTCCCCGCGCGCAAGACCGTTCTTGAGCGCCTGCGCGTCTGCCTGTTCCTTGGCGAGCCGCGCGCGTTCGGCGGTAAGCTGCACTGCCTGATCGGCGGTGCCCCAACCCGCCGCGATGCCGCGCAGGTGCTGGACATAGGCTTTCACTGTGGCCTCAAGGTCATAGGCATCATGGCCAAGATGCACGGCGATGCCGCGCTTTTTCAGATCGGTGAGCGCGCCGGACGACAGGTCGAGAAGTTCGCAAAGATCGCGCCCGCCGATGCGGGAAACCGCCCTGCCGTCCAAGGGAAGTTCGGTAAAAATCCTCATTATTTCTTACCCCTTAGCATTTTTTGCGTAGGCTAAACTCATGCGCTGTGCCGACCCGTATACGTTTGCCCTGGGAAGGACCCGCCGCAGCTGCCGAAGATCGTGCTCGATCTCGCTCTTCTCTTCGTGGAACCGCTCGGGCCTGCGGTGGTCAGGGCTGAGGCGCCGCACGCGCTGAACAAGATCCTCAAGGGCTTCTGAGACGTGCTGCCAGTCTTGTGCCTTCATCGTCGTGCCTCTCTCTCTCTACGTTCGAACGTTGCTCTCTAAGCCTCTCTGCTCATTGGAGAGGGTCGTTGTGATGGTCAGAAAGCGGGTTACTGCGGCAGGGGATGAAACCCCGCCTCCCGCCCTGACCACCGCGATCTTGCCTGCTCACCCGAGCCGGGCCGCCGCTTAGGCCAGACCTGCCTTTCCCTCGGCTCGGTCCGCTCTCCCATGTTCGCCGCCGTGAGGGTGGCAGCGGGGCCTTAGGGCTTGGAGAGACCGCCTGAGGCGGAATAGCTGCCCTTGTGCTGTGGCCCGTATCCCGGTAGCACTTTGATGCGGCGCCCCCGGCTAACCCGTGAAAGCCAGACGCCGCATAAGCCCGCCGTTGCGACCGGCGGGCTTTCTTGTTTCAGTCCTCGATCACGTTCAGCCCTTCGGGTGCGGTGCCCAGTTCGGACACCAGCCGCCGCATGATCTGCTCTTGCTTCTGAGAGGGGCGCCAAGCCGGGCGCTTGCCGTGCCGGGCGATGGACCGCACGAAGCCTTTCAGCCATTCGTCGGACCCGTCCGCCATCACGCGGCGCATCACGATGGGCCAGCGGAAGGTCAGCACCTCGTCCAATTCCTGCGCGGTCATGCCAAAGGCTCCCCGTGCAGAATGCGGAAGATGGACGCTGAGGCGGCGTCGTGGGCTAGATCGTCTGGCAGACTTTCGAGGCTGCAGAAGGCAAGCGCGGCGCGCTCCTCCTCGCTCAGGTATCGCGCAAGGAGGAAGCTAAGCGCGCGCCATGCGGCTTCGTCGTTCAGCGTGAGGGCGTATCCCACTGCGCGGGCGATTCGCTTGTGTGCCGGTTTCGCGAATTCCGACATTGCCGACTTGATCGGTTTTGCGGTATTCTTGGCCCGCGAGAGTGTGACATTCTCAGCGATTTGAGCGCCGTTGCGGGGACCATCCGCAGCGGCGTTTTTCGTTGGTTTGTCCGAGACAAAGCGCGAACCTGCTGTGCCAGATTTGTGCCAATCGCCGCCGCTTGTTCCCGCAAAGTTCTGCTGAG